AGAGTGGGACGAGCAACAAAAATGACGTACAAACGCCTGTGCCTGATCCCGGCCAATGAAGAGCTGACCGCATTGCTGGTCGAGATGGGACGCCTGAAATGGACTAAGCAGGCTGACCCGCTCGAGGTCGGCAAAGTAATGCAGGGCCTGCTTGATGACTGGGCAGTCTCGGGCAAGCACATGAGAGATTTCATCAGGGACGAGAAGGCAAAATGCCAGAAGCAAACGATCTGACCATCACGTTCAAGCAGCGCAGCAGCACGCACGGTGACTACGCTGAAAACGCGCGTATTGCCATTTCGTTGCGCCAGACGCTGCGCAATTCTGGCAACTGGGACAGCCTATCACCGGGCCAGCAGTTGGCGCTTGATGAAATCGCGCTGAAAATTGCGCGCATCGTATCGCTTGGCGCCGGACAGACCAAGGAACACTGGCACGACATTCAAGGTTATGCAAAACTAGGGGAGGACGCCTGTGTATGACAACTTCTTGCTACCCGGCAAGGCCAGCTTTCTCATCGGTGGTCAATTCGGTTCTGAAGCAAAGGGCGCCGCTGCCGCATCGCTCGCCTGTCAACTGGCGCTCGAGCATGGACAGGGCTTTGATATATGCACGACCAACGCCAGCGCACAGGCCGGCCACACTTCCATTCATAATGGCGTCAAGCGCGTCGCCTTCCATCTACCGACCGTCGCCCTCATTCAGGCACAGGACCTGAACAAAAAGCCGATCATCTATCTCAACGCTGGCTGCGCCATTGACGTTGAAGTATTGCGCAACGAGCTGTTCGACTACGAGGTCGATCTGACGCGGTTCTTCATTCACCCGAATGCCGCCGTCATTACCAAGGAATGCAAGGAAGCCGAAGGCCGCGCCGACAGCGCCCAGACCAAGATTGCGTCAACGCGCAAGGGAGTGGGTGAGGCGATTTCGCGCAAGGTGTTGCGCTCGGGCCAGATCGCACGTGACGATCCAATACTGCGTCCGCACACGCGACTAATCAATCTCAATCAGGAAATGCGCAGCGGCAAGTCGGTCTGCGTCGAAGTACCACAAGGTCTGTCGCTCAGCCTCAATGGTCATTTCTATCCGTACTGCACGTCACGCGACTGCACGCTCGAACAAGCAATGAACGATGCCGGCATCCATCCACATTTCTACGGCAAGTCAATGTTGGTCATTCGTTGTTATCCGATCCGCGTGGGCGCCATCGTGCAGGACGGCAAACAGCTGGGACAGTCGGGCGACTGCTACCCGGATCAGCAGGAGACTGACTGGGAGACGCTCGGCCAGCCAGCCGAAATCACCACCGTGACCAAGCGCGTGCGCCGCATCTTCACTTTTTCATTCAATCAGCTGGCCGACGCCATGAACCGCGTGCGCCCTGACGTGGTGTTTATTTCGTTCTGCAATTACATACGCGAGCAGTCAGAGCTGGTGGCGATCATCGGTTTTATCAAGGTGCGCGCTGACCGGCTTGGCATCGCGCGGCCCGAAATCATCCTTGAAAGCGGACCAACCACGGCTGACGTACGCAGCGAAGATCAACTAAAGAGCATCATCGAACAGTTGGAAATGGACCTATGACGATAACACTGACAGAAGCACTGGCTGTCGTGCTATACGTACGCAGCCGCGACGATTTTTTCTTTGACGAACAGGAAGTCGCAACCAAGGCGTGGCGCATCGTGCAGGACGAGGCGCAGCGGGTAATTCGTGAGGCAACGAAATGACGGAACAAGTACACGTTACGTTTACTATTCAGGACGGCAAGCGCGATCGCTTTATGGCATCGCTGCAAGAAGTTGAAACTCTGGACCTGCTGATCTGCGAAGGCTACCGCGCCGACGATGAGGTACAACGGCGCGAGGCACTGACCAAATTCACTGAAGCGATGGAAATGAAGCTGCGTCGCAACGACCACAAGACCAGCTGGCGCGACCTACCAATTGAGGCATTGGTGCGACTGTTGATATTAGAGCTGGAAGAGTGGAAAGTAGCCGACGAGTTTCTGGCAGTGAAGGACGCGCGCCGCGAGTGCGTGGACGTTGCTAATTTCGCGCTTATCGTTTGGGACAGACTGTCAATGTTAGATCAGGAACGAAATCGACATGAACAAACGAAACGCTCAACAACGTGAGTATTACAAGCTGGCGATGCGACGATGGAACTTGCCCACATAAAAGGAAATCAAATGGTGCCGCGCAAAATCGACATGTTCCCGCCTGAATTACGCACTGCTTCCGTAGTGCCTCGCTGGTCAATCGTCTGGACGTTGACGCATGACACCGTTGCTAATCACAGTTACTATGTCACTATCTATGCGCGTAAGATCGCGCAACTGATCGACTGGCCCGGCAACTGGGGTGCGCTGCTATTTCTGGCGCTGACGCACGATCTTGATGAGTTGATAACCGGGGATGTTGTAAGCCCCATCAAAGCTGAGATACTTGATGTAGAACGAGCTAATGATTTCATCGAACTGAAAATGAAGGAGCGGTTGCCTGATATCATGTCGGAAATTCAGTCGATCACCAACTGTGACGGCAACCCGGCGAAAGAAAAGATGGTTGACGAGTGCTGGCGCATCATCAAGGCTGCGGACCGCCTCGATGCGGTACTGTTTCTGACCGGCGAGCGCCGCATGGGTAACGGCGTGATCGAGCCGCGCATCATCGACGCGCAGAACCGCTGCTATTCGGCGTGGCTCGAGCTGCCGGCCGGCGCCGAAGTGCTGCAGGAACTGTGGCATACCGTCATGTTGCCGGCAATCAAGGCGCACGAAGATACGGGAGGACATGGAGTATGACTAGAGACGAATTAATCAGGCTGATTTCGGAAGAAATAGTTGACGCGCCGGACTCGGAGGTCGAGGCCGCAGTCGATCGCATCCTGCGCGATCACGTCGTCATCACAAGGTATGAATATGACCAAATCAACAGCTAAGAAGCAAGTCGGCCGGCTGGCGATGCGGCACGAAGGTCGATACTGGAATGCCTATTATGCAATGCCGAACACGATGGACGGCGCAATTCTGCTCGGTTGCATTTCGATGCGCTTCGTGATCGACAACAAGGAGCGCAAGGACGCATTTATAGAGTTCATGAAGCAGGCAGTGTCAGACATTCTGCAGGAAGAGCTGGGCGCCGAAGCGACTTGGCCGAACGATCCGGAACCGGCGCCGGAAAGTGAAAGGTCAGGGCACGGATGAGAAACCTGAACGAACTTAACGCGCACCGGCTCAACGCTGCAAGGGTGTATGGCTGGAGCGGCGACGAAACCTGCGGCGCCTTTGCCTTTCCATCGCCAACAGACGGCCAGCCGCTGCGCTGCATCGCTTCGAACGAGGATGGCTGGGATCACGTCTCGGTAAGCCGTTCAAGCCGCTGCCCGAACTGGCCAGAAATGGAGTTCATTAAGCGCAAGTTCTTTCAGGACCACGAAACGGCAATGCAGCTGCACGTGCCGCCGGCCGACCACATCAATTTTCACCAGTACACGCTGCACATCTGGCGACCGCACCATCAGGAAATTCCGCGCCCGCCGGCAAAGGCGATCGCATGAACCATGACAGCAAATTCGCATTCGGTGACCGCGTCATCATTGACAATGACAAATCGCTCGTTGCAGTTGTAACTGCGTTCTCATTCCGACTACACGGCTATGCGCAAATCGAAGTAGCTTGGGTTCATAATGGTGATACAAAATCGGCTTGGATCGAAGCATGGCGATTAAGTGGCACCTGAAACATGAGCAGCACGGCACCAAGCCGTGGCCGGTCCAGCTCGCCTATTTGCGCGCTGCGGCCGGCCGCGACCGCTACGGCAACCACAGCGAGCAGGGCCTCGGCAAGACCAGTTCGACGCTCAACGAGTTCGTTGATTTCGATGACGTGGACCTCAACATTGTGCTGGCGCCCGGCAGTTTCGTGGCCGACTGGACGCTAGCGCCGGCGGAGTGGGGGCTCGGCTTCATGCAGACCGGGATGTGGGGCAAGGACCCGTTACCATTCAACTGGGCGAGCGGCGTCTACTCGATTGCACACGAAACCCTGCGCGGCAGCGAACGCGCCCGCCTTGCTTTGCTCGAGCTGTTCAAACAGCGCCGCTGCATGCTGACGTTTGACGAGTCCACCGGCATCAAGAACCATACGTCGCTGCTGGCGAGATACTGTGTCGGCCAGCTGGTCAAGGACGCCAGACGCGTGCGTATCCTCAACGGCACGCCATTGGTCCTCAACGTGCTTGACTATTACGCGCCGCTGCGCATGCTCGGCCAGATCAACGGCATGAATGCGTTTGCATTTCGCAATCGTTACGCCAAGATGGGCGGGTTCATGGGCCGGCAAGTCATCGGCATGAACGAGGACCGCAAGGAAGAACTGGCGCGCATGCTCGACGGCTGTTCATTTCGCGCGCTCAAATGCGACTGGCGCAAGGATATGCCAGAACAGCTCGAGGTGCCGGTCCACCTCGAAATGACCGATAAGCAGCACCAGCACTACGCAACGATGATGCAGGAGTTCTATGCATTGATAGGCGAAGAAGAAGTGAGCGCCGACATGGTACTGACCCAGCGCATCAAGCTGCAGCAGATTTCGTCGTGCCTGCTGATGAAGGACGGGCGCGCGTTCTGGCTGGAAGAGCCGAAACACAATCCGAAGCTGAAGGCAGCGCTTGATTTGATGGCGACCGGGCACGGTAAACTGATTGTCGTCTACTTTTTTGATCCAAGCGGGCGCATGCTGATCGAGCAGTTCGAAAAGGAAGGCTACAAGCCAGCATGGATCACCGGCGGCATGAAAAAGGACGACCTGATCGAGCAGAAGCGGCGCTTCAACGACGACAGTTCCTGTCGCGTGCTGGTCGGCCAGATCGACCAGACCAGCCGGGGTCACACGCTGCTGGGCAAGAAAGGGAAAGATCGTTGCCACCGCATCTTCTTCTACGAGACTTCGCTGTCACTGATGCACGTGTCGCAGATGAATGACCGTAACCATCGTGGCGAACAGGATGAAACTTGTTATCTTTATTGGCCAATCGCTTCACCCATCGATCAGATAAACGTTGATATTCTGACCAAGAAAAAATCGATGGCAGCAGGAATGGATGCACTGATCCGTGAAGTCCGTAAGTTCCGGCTTGACTAGAGAGCCGGGAGGTGGTCCAATACGGTCCATTCAACAATACGAGTAAAATGCGCGTGTATCGTTGTCGTTCGTTTACCCCGGAAGAAGACAAGCTGATCATCGCGCAGTCGCAAGGGACAATGTCGTTACACAAGCTGGAAAAGGCGATAGGTACCGGGCGCGATACGCTGAGCCGGCGCGCCAAAGAACTCGGTGTGCGGCTGCGCATCATGCATCGGGCGCGCCGACGACCGATATCGTCCGATCCAATGTCGATTGCTCCAAGCGCGCCGGGCGAAGAAGAGCTGATCACGCTCGAGCGCGAACCGAACAGCGCCAACGTCCGGCCAGTATTCAATGATACCGGTGCCAATCCGTACCGAAACGAACCAGATAAGCTGCTTGAACGCCTACTCGAAATCCACAGCGACCGGCGCTACGAGGCCCTGACCATCACCAAGCGGGAGAGATAAGCATGGCATCAGTCAAACAGACGGACCGCCCACCAATTGAAAAACCGCCACTGCCGCCGACCAATGGCGGCATACCGCAGCAGTCGCCGGAAGAACTGGCCGTCGCGACTGCCGTACAGCATCACGTCGCCAGTTATCAGCGCGTGGTGGCGGAGCGCGACGAATTGCAGCGCCAGTTAGACCGCATGGAACAGTCGATGACCGTCAGCAAGATTGAAATTGAGGCGCTGCGCGCAGAGCGTGGCGCAGCCGTCAGTCGTATGGAATCGTACCAGCGTGAGCGCGACGATGCTGTCGCCAACCTAACCGTCTATCAGACCATGTATATTTCAATGATGGCGCAGCTACGCGCCTTCGGTATCGAACACGCACCGCTGATCAAGGAGCAGCCTGATCCGACCCCATGACCAGCATGCGCCCGCCTCCTGACGTTCCGGTTATCCGGCGTCCCTGCTACGGCCTGCCGCCCGGCGCGCCCTGTCCGTCACCGGATGACTGCGAGTGCTTCCAAGAAGGCAGCATGTCGATGCGCGACCGTGCCGAGCAATTTCTTGCCTATGCGTTCATTCTCGTCGCCATATCCATCGTCATCACTGGCGTCTGGCTGCTGATGGAGAAGGCATTCGGCGCCGATAACCTGCCGGCCTGCCTGACCAAGGAGCAGGCCCGCGCCAAGTTCAAGACCTCTCACCTGTACTGGCACACGGAGCGTCATTGCTGGGACAATCAGTCCGGCCGGCATCCGCGCCCAAAAATCCGGCCAAGCATCGAACCAAACGGCAATGCCGCGCCACCAAAGAAGCCAGTACAAGTTGCGCAGGTAATCGGACCGACCGTCGCCTATCCGACGCTGATCAGTGGTGGCGGCACTGTTAATGCAATGTTGCAGCCAGACGCCATGACGCGCTGGCCGCTAGTTGCCGATTTCGACGCTGATCCGCCACAGTTTACACCGTGGCAACAGCGCATCAACCTACCGGCGAGGGGTGGCGCGCCGGACTAATGAAAAACTGCCACTACGTGGGACCAACCCGACATAGGAGACTATCTAGATGAAGAAGAAACTACTGTTACTGGCGTCCGTAGCCCTACTGGCTGCGGCACCAGCGAAAGCTGCCACCTTCACGCAAAGCGATTTTGCAGGAAGCGGCAACTTTGGCACAGCGACAGCATCCTGCTTGGATGCCTCGTGCGATCAGGTTGGCGTCAACGTCAACATGGACCCCAACATCTTACTTCAGACAGGCTCACACTTCCTGTTCAACTTAAGCTTGGCTGGATCAGGGTTCATCGACGCAACGTCAATCGACCTCGCGCAAGGCACCAACATTGCGGTGCTGACCCACACCAGCCCCGCCAGTTACTCGAATGGCCCGTTCAAGTTCTTCTCGGACGGCATTTCGGCTGACTGCGGTCACGGTGGATCGTCTGGCGGATGCGGAAGCACGTTGTCGTTCACTATCGACAACTTCAGTGGCTTCCTTTTCGCCACCACTCAGTTCAACAACATGAACATCATTGCAGCGGCAGACGCTCTGCTGACCGACTGCACAGGTGGTTGTACTGGTCCTGTTGGGTTGACAGGCGACCTGACGCCGACACCGTTCGCGGTGCCGACACCCATTGCCGGTTCTGGTCCGTTGTTCATCAGCGGTCTGGCCGGTTTGTGGGCACTAATGAGGCGTCGAAAGAAAAGACTCGGCCTCGACCTGCCTATCTCAAAGGCAGCGGCGTAAATCGCCGACACAAAAACAGGCTGCGGCGCAAGCCGCAGCTACCGTCCCTTTCTTGCAAGGAGGCAACTTAAATGAAGAAACTGTTACTTGCTGCCGTTATGGTCGGAGCATTCTCGCTTCCGGCAGCAGCGGAAACAATCAGCCTGACTGCCTTCGTCGATGGCATTCAGGTTGCATCTGCTAGCAGCGCCGATGGCACGTTGGATGTTTCCAATCAGGCTTTCGGCTCTGTGTTCAACCTCAACTCGTTGACGATCAATGCTCAGTCGTTCTTGGCGTTTCCCGATATCTTTTCAACCAACACGCTGGACGTAAACCAGAATGCTGGCGGGACGCATCAGTTGGTCATCAACGTCACGGCCAACGGACTTGTCGGCACTGGCACCACGCAAGGCGTCCTCTCGGCGTTCAGCGTGACCGGGCTGACGGGCGGCTGGAACGCGCAAGAGCAGACGTTCATCAACGGCAATCTGCTGTCTGATACTGGCGTGTTCACCGCCACATCGGACAGTGCGTTCGAGACGATGAATGCGCTGCTGACCGACCCCTATGATGCGATGGTGCGCTACACCATCAACTCGGTGGGCACTGGACGCTTCAACGGCGGCATCGACATGGCGCTTGCGCCAGTGCCGGTCCCGGCTGTTGGTGCCGGTCTACCCGGTGTCATCGCTGGCTTCGGTGCGATCTACGCATGGGGCAAACGCCGTGCGCGCAAGAAAGCAGGCCGCCAGCTCTATCGACTGGCAGCAGCCTGATCAGTACCCCGGCGCGGCTCGCACCGCGCCGGGCTTTTCTGCCGGGGGACTTACATGACATTTCAAATCATTCGCGAGCCTGAGTTCGCCAGACGTATCGCTGAATGCCGACGCAAAACCGGCCTCAGGCAGACCGATTGTGCCCGCGCAATGGGCGTCAGCCGTCAACACTGGAACAACTGGGAAATCGGCTACTGCAAGCCGAAAGGCAAACGGCTCGAGCAACTCGCCACCCTGTTGAACTGCGACAGAGTATGGCTACAGCACGGCGAAGGCAGCGACATTGAACAGAAGATAGAAAACGTAATGACCATGCTGCGAATGGCAGTACGCGATCTTGAACACATCAATAGAATATTGAATAGACCAAGCCATGACCGTACCGATTGACATGGACAATGTCATCATGGCGGCCGCCATCGTCATCGTCATGTTTATCAGCATGCGCCTGCTGTACGGCTACTGGCCATGGCAGCGCAAGTATCGGCGCCTCACCCGGAACGAAATCCGCAAATACGCCATGCAACAGATGGCCGAAGCGTCACGCACGGAAGCCGACCGCAGCAATACTGGTTTCAATTTTCAACCGGTGTCAGCGAACAATGAAGTCGAGCCCGACCCGACCAGACCACCGCCGTTTCCAATCTTTCCCGCCGGCTCAGCAGCCGGCCATGCTGATCATTTCGACAGAGGGTACAACGACAATGGCACGGAAAAAGGCAAACCGGGACCACAGCGCAGCGAGCCGGAAGGCATGGCGCACCCGCAAGCTGATGACGAAAACAAGAACAAAGCCTGACTCACACAGCGCGACGCCAATGGTGGACCTTGAAACTGGATTGCTGCGGCACTCCGAAATGCCGACCTATATGCGGTTGATGTTTCCAGTGCCGAATTTCGGCATCAGGTTGGACGAGGACTGTTCCGACTGATGAAAACTCTGTTGCTATTAAGTGTTGCCACCGTGACTGTCGTCATCTTGGGCATTTTGCTATTCAACAAAGAATGTCCGCCGACGCCGACCGGAGAGCGTTGGTGCAACTTGATACAAAAAAGCCGCTCCGGTCGGATAACCGGAGCGGCCAAGGGAGAGACGCCAAATAAGGAGCGACGCCCACCGGAGGTATGCTCGGGCGCCAGTCCCTGTCCGGTGCCAAGTCCGGACTTCGTCAGAACGCGCGGAACGCGTCCTATTCACTATCGAGAGTATCGTCAGGACCCCGGACCTGTCCTCACGGATGCCGGGACGCCGCCACAGAGGATTTTCCCGGTTCGCTCACCGGCTCGAGACGGCCAGATAGGGCTGACGTATATCCTCAGTTTTTCGACATTCACCGCCGGCGTGATGGCGTGACTGTCGGTTTCTGCGGCTTGAGAATAACAATCGTCTCCCAGCCGTTTTCCGGCGTCCAGATCGCCGTGACTTTCACCTTTTCACCCTCCACCTCAACTTCCGGCGGAATGTAAATTGGCGGGTTTGGTCGTGGATCGCCCGGACCCCAGATATAGACTGGCAGCCAACCGCCGCTGTTCGGTGGCAACGCAATCGGATGCTCAGGGTGTGGCTGCGCACCGGGTAAGTCGTGATCAGGGCGTGGCTGATCACCCGGCAATGTATGATCCGGATGTTCGATTGGTACGCCATATCCGGGATCAACCGGTGCATCCGGTGGCAATGGATAGTAAATCGGATGCTCGGGGTGTGGCAACTGACCGGGCAACGTATGGTCTGGATGCGCGCCTGACGGGGGCTGTGGCTTCGGTAGTTCATGATCCGGATGAGCGTCCGACCGCATTGGCGTGATTAGTGCCATAAACGACTTCTTCATTGGATATTTCTCCCTTGGGTTCAAGTTAACAACAGTTACCATAGCCGCTCAACCACACACCGATGGCCGCTGCCACGGCTATGAAAACTACTAGCAGCAACCAACCTCCGTTATTCGTAGGAAACACTGTTATATTTTCGCACTAGCCATGGCAACACTACCCGTACCGATGCCGCTCAGCACGCCAGCAATGGCTGCGCACACCTCCTCAAACATCGCTTCATAAACAGTCGCATCAGCCATGCTGTCAACAAAGCAGACTTCGATCAGAATGGACGGCCCGGTGGTCTGATTAAGAAAGTACAAATCGGTGCGCTTCTTGGCGCCACGGTTAATAAAGCCACATTCAGCAATAGCAGCAGCCATGCGACCGGCCAGCGCTTCCTGCGTAACATAGAGGCATTCAGTGCCCATCGG